TATGTTGATATTCTACACCTGCTTCTTCCTCTTCTTTCTTTCCAGTTACAAAGAGTTTTCCATACTCTGTGTATACATGGACTTCATCTTTTTTAAATCCTGCTAGAGCAATCTCTAGTCTTGATTCATGGTTATTGACATTAACCAAATTATAAGGTGGATAATTTGTCGTCTGTTGTAGATTTAGAAAACGATCAAAATAATCGTCGTTCATACCGATACTATTTCTAACAATCCGATCCATAAGATCAGGTAAATCGGCAGATCGATACCTTTGCAAGTTAGCCATGATAGCTCCTCCATTGAGCGAGTTTGTATTGTGTGAACCCTTTCGGCGTTCATCTATATTTATACCATAGGATACAAAAAAAGGGGATGTGGGATCCCCTACTTTGTTATTCGGTTTCTTCTGTCTTCTTACGTTTTCCTATATTGTACTTAGTCTCCAACACCCATTCATTCTTCTCTTTATAAGCAAGAACTTTTATTTGGTTTAAAGGAGCTATGTCTAAAACTTTTTCAGTCTCTACTATAGAAACTAATCCCCAATCAAGAAGTAATTGGATAATACGATTTCTTCTTTGAACATCGTTGACAGTTATATTTGCTCTTTTACCATCCAATGCAAATAATTCTTTGAAATGAACTATAAAATATCTTCCCTGCTTATGAAGAATGTGGCAGGACTGATATAGTTTCTTCTCTTTCCGTGACGCAACTCCTATTCGGGTTAACGTTTCACGAACTTTTAGAAAATCATCTGGTTCATTTAATGTAATCTCAATCATCTGGTCAGGAGACCAACTGATTTCGGGCTCGACAATAGAATTCATTTTTTTCCTCCAGTCTCAAGTCGATCTCTCATAAAAGAGAGTTGTTCTTTAGTCAAAATATTTAAAACCTGTTTGGCTTTTTCATTACTATAACCATAGTATTGCTTAATAAGATCAAGATTTTTAATCTGGTCTTTTCGGAGCCAAGGAGAGAATCTCTTCTTTTTCCTAAGACTATTTAGAAAAAAGTCATATTGTAACTTTTTCTGAAGATTTGGATATTTATTTAATTCATTGGCAAACATAATAGAATCTATGTGGCCTGAAAAACATCTGTTAATAATATAGGGTGGATACTCTTTCTCTAACGAAGGATCTTCATCAATTAGATTTTTCTTCGTGTTGTTGATAGAGTTTAACCATTCTTTCAATTCCATTGTTATCCTTGCCAGATCATATCAGGCATTGGTTGTGTGCCTGGTCTATTTACTATTAGTAGTATACCATAACCTACAAACCAAATGATATTAAACAACCAAGCTTGTCTCCAAAGATATTTCCTTATACCCATAGAAAGGAATACATTCCTTACTGCTTTAGGATCATCTTCATTACCTGTTGCCCTAAAAATTTGTTCTATTATTACTGCAATAATTGTACCTATCACTAATGGATAGAATACAAAGTTTGCAAAAGACATTATTGCTATTAGAAAAGTCATTTTAATTTAAATCCTTTTTGATGTTTCCAATCATTATACATTTGTCCATAAATCATACCCTCATGAGATCTTATATCTCTACCTTCAAGAAGTTCTATCTGTTGTTTAGATAATTTATTTTTATTTTCTCTAAGGTATGAAAGTTCCCAATTTTTAAGTTGAGGCATTAATACTTCCATTTTTTCAGTTAAGGTCATTGATTCCCACTCCTCATGATGATGTACTTTAACATTATAACGAATGTCTGGTTGTTCGCCATGTAAATTGTCTCCACTCATGTTAACTCCTTAATTTTGTCCCTCCAATATTCTCTGTCATCTTCAGAGATCCAAGGAGAGTGTACCATGACATGTGCATGTTGTAACCATTTCTTATCATCCCAATTCCTACGTGGTTCTTTAATGTAATCATTTAAAGTCATCTTTAGGTTCGATTATAATACGATTGTTTTCATAATCAGCTTTGAACTCAAGTATTACTTCATGAGGCCACATTAATTCCTCATATAAAGAGTTAAGTACTCTCATATCTTCGTATAAGTCTGTTGGTTCTTGATTCATTATTAATCTTGTGTAGGATAGTTAAAAATATAAACCCATACTATACCCAAAACTAGTATGGCAAATAATCTGATAGAATCAGCTGAAGTATCTATCATATTTTTGGTATGTACCCCTTTGCTTGTTGAAGCAATGGCATTATATCAGTTTCAACCTTATCCACAATCTGATCGATGATATTAACATCAAGACCTGCGAATGGTGGAACGATACCAAGTATGCGAAGTAATCCATCTAAAAATAATGCTAAGGCTGTGAATCCTAATATCATACTGATAATAGTTGCTTCTCTATTATGTTTTGCCATAGAAGCCTCATCGATCTTTCGAGCTTCTTCTACAGCATACTCAATTAGTCTATCAACTTCCTCCTTAGTATAACACAAGTGAGGGAGTATTTTTTTAACAGCTTCTTCGGTCATTACCTTATGATGTCTATGTACATGTCTTTATTCCAAACCTCAAGTTCAGTTCTTAATGTTTTATTTGTATTTAAACTATCATAACGTTTGGAAGCTTTATTCTTCCACCATTTTATAAGATTATCTATATAAAACTTATCGTAATTTTGCGGATTCTTTACTAAAGTGTCAGTATCTCCTCTTATTACTTCCCTAGAATTAGCAAATCCATAGTCACTAAAGTATGTTCTTTTCTTCTCAGTAAGGTTCTTAGCATTAGAAATAGCAGAGTTAAATTCTTCACTCTTTTCAGAACTTAAGTTCTTTTTAATAATAGATATCATCTTCTGTTGTGTCTTTAATTTACGACTAGAAGCATCCTCTTTGACTAACATCTTATTATTATTTCTTCCAATAAACCACTTATTCAAATCCTTAAAAATATTATCATGTAATAAAGGAGTAAAATCACTTTGAGTCAATCCTTTATATCTCATATAAGGTTTAAGTCCATCATACTGAGATGAGGATTTTGAAGATCCATATAAAGAAGTTGTTTCAAATAAACATATATCAGAAGCATACTTATCATTTATTTGTTTTCTTGCTTCATGAGAACAACAAAGAAGAGCAAGGAGTTTTCCACCCAAATAATTAAATCCAAATGGTTGAGTAGGAACAATAATAAATCCCATAATAGAATGTCTATTAAACCTTTTCAACTCAGGTGGTTTTCCCAACCAATCATTTCTTGGTTTAGAATTTATAGTAGGAGAACCAAAGCGAATAAAACCAACTATTTTTTTAGTGTTAGTTTCCATAACTATCCACTTTAAAGACTTGCCAGGAATAGAACTTTCTACAGAATGAGAAGTTGTTATTTGAAGTCTCTCATTAAAATATTCATTGGTAAAATCATCATCTGTTCCAGCAGTATAAATTTTAAAATTCATATCTTGAGGATGCATATCAAACGCAGAAAACATATCCTCCTCAGGCCCACAGCCAGGAAGATACGTTGGCATCTTAGACATTCTGTCTAATTTGACATTGCGAAGATATTCATCAATACGTCCCATATTAGAGAAGTAATCAATAAATTTATCCGCTGCGTAAGTAGCATCACTTTCGGATAAAAACATTATGAAGGAGTACGAATTTTAGTTGCTAATTTAAGTTTAGACAATAATACTATATGATACCACGTTAAATCAATTTGTCCAGGCAGTATACCCTGTTTAGCAGAAGTAGGATAAGCATGATGATTGTTATGCCAACCTTCTCCAAATGTTAATGCAGCCACCCATTTATTATTTCTAGAATTATCTGTAGTGTCAAAAGGTCTTTGACCCCATGCATGAGTTGCAGAATTAACTAACCAAGTTACATGATATACAAATGTCAATCTTAATGGAATACCCCAAAGGACATATGACCATCCACCCATACTATAAAGTAACAGACCCAAAGGAATCTGTAAGAATATAAACCACTTATCTAACCAGACATAATAAGGATCTTTCCTCATATCTCCAGCATATCTACGAACTCTTTTCTCAGCTGGTACTCTAAAGAACATCCACATTATATGACTCCACAATAATCCCCTCTTACTATTATGAGGATCTAAAGCTTTGTCTGAATGTTTGTGATGTTGTCTATGCAATCCAACCCAAGTAACAGGCCCATATTCTGCACTTAAAGCACCACAAGTTGCAAAGAATCTTTCCAACCATTTTGGAACCTTGAATGATCTATGAGATAACAATCTATGATATCCCAAAGTAACACCAAGACATGCAGTAACCCAATAAAGAATAAGGAATACCAATACAGAACCCAAACTCCAATACTGTGGATGCAATGCAACCAAAGCAAGAATATGAACTGTTGTCATGAATATAACTGTAGGCCAAGTAACTGTCAT